GTGGTGTCGTCAACGATTTTTTCAAGGTAACTCCCCCCGTAAATGTCGTATGATATATTCGGCCATGCAGTTTCTATATCTATGAAATAAGAGCCTTCTACGAGATTGCCGCAAATTATCTTGCCGTCCTCAACCTCGGCCTCCCGAACCAAGTCACCGTTAATGTATTTAACTGAGATTACGGGTGTCGTTGCGTAAGGCTTGTTTCCCGAATTTATTTGAAGTGCAAGATTGTCGGTTCTTGTATAGCCTCCTTTTCGCCCCGTAAATGTGGCATAAACGCCGTCTACTACAACATAGCAATCTTCTTCTACGGTAATACCGAATGTGAGTCGAAGGTCGCCGCCGCCCGACCCCATAACGTATGAGTCGCCGAAATTAAGTTTGTAGCCGTTGATGTAGTTGTACGAGCCGCTTACGCTCGCATCGCCAACCATCTCGGATACCTTTACGATTGAAGCGGTACTGCTCAGACGTTTGTGAAACAGAGCCTCGTCAATGACCTTGATGTTTGAATTGGAGAAGTTTATTTCGCCGTATTCCTCTTCGTTCGGGTAATAGTATGGAATATTGTCGGACGAACCGAGAAAGCTTACACGGTTGATTATACGCTCGTTTGAATTTGTCTTTGTAATGGAGAGCAATTCATTGTTCATACCGTACTTGAACTCGTGGTCAAGCACCTTCGGAGCGTCGCCGAATACAATCTTCTTTCCTCTGAACTCGAACGGAATCTCCGTGGTTTCATAAGAGGATTCGAGTACGTCCCAAATAAAAGAATCCTCAAAGCTGAACTCAAAGGATTCTTCATAATCGTAGTCACCGTCCTCTCCCACAACTGCGCAATAACCGTCGCCCGTCGGCTCATCTTCAAGCGTTAGATGCACTTTCTCGTTCAGGATGCTGTCGCCTACGCCCGCATATTTCAGGGCGCAGTTGAGGCGGTCTGCGAACTCGGAAATCGTACCGTAGAATGTAAAAGTAGTGTTGTTGCTGACGGGCTTGTTCACGTCGAGCACGCATCCGTCGACAATATCGTAGAAGTAAACGTTCGAGAGAATGTTGCGCTCCGATTCAAGCGTCAGCTCGTGTTTGTACCGTGTGTCGTCGTTTGACTTTGAAGATGTCGGGACTTGACGAATGAAGTACTTCTCGCCTCTAAACTCGACATACTCATTGCCCGTCCAATAATCGTCAAGGCACTCTTTATACATCACAGTCGCCGTGAGTGTGGGAATACTCATTCTCGTGGCGGAGTACGAGTATTCCCGAATAACGATACCCTTGAAGTCGGTACTGTTATTTTCATCTATATATGTCTTGACGGAAAGTACTTCTTTAACCATATGACTTATTCTATTACGTCAATAATCTCTTCGGAATTTGCGCTCGTCGTAGCTTGTGCGGTCTGTTCGACAAGCTGTTTCTGCGCCTCTTCCGTTTCGCGTTTGATGCGGGCAAGCTCGTCAGGAGTGCTGAGCGTGTTCTTTTCAACGCCCGTCTGCTTAGACAAGATACCTGCGCCCACCATTGTAGCCACCATCTGATTGTGACCTTCTTCGCTCTTCGGCTTCCAGACGGTGAACTTGTTGTTGATGGAAAGTTCCTGAAACTCAGTAACGGCGTTCTCGAATCCTTTCTCGCCTTTCGAAACAAGTTCCTTGGCAAGGCCCTCCACAAACAGACGCATCATCTTGTTCGATACGTTCTGCCATTCGATAACACCGTCCTGCGCGGTGGCCATATCCAACTCCTGCGTAAGCTCCACGGCAAGCCCTGAAGTGTCGCCGCTAATCTTGATGTCTTTCGGGAGAATGAACGTCGTGCCCGTCGCTTTCTGAATGGTGTACTCCATAAAGTCAAGGGTATCGGTCATATTGCTTGGAGCGGGAGGATTCAAAATCTTCGCGTCGGCTTCGGGCGCACCCGAGGTATCGTTCAGGATAACGTTGCCCGCAATACGGCGGGCATTGTCGTTGAACTTGCCCTTAATGTAGATAAGGCCCCACCCGTTGCGCTTCTGAATGACGATAAACGTGTTGAACAACGCTTCATAACTTTCGATTGTCGGCTGTCCCTTGTCCCATGCCACGGGGCCTCGTTTGGTGATAAGAGGGTTCTCGCTGAAACCGTGACGGACGGGAGGATAACGCTTCATGGAATACGAGATTGTGCCCGCATTCACGTTGATAATCGGCTCGTTGGTAAAGCGCGTGATATATTCGTCGTCATAGCAGTCGAGGTATTCAATGTCGTCGTTTTCATAATAGAGGCATTCGAGGATATGTTTCCCGTTGCCGTCCTTATGTGTGATAATGACATACCCGTCGGCATAGTTGATGTTTCGGGTGCAAATCTTGTTGTTCCCGTCCATATAAAACAAAAGAGCCGCGTCGCCGTAGGATTTTTGGTCTTTGACGAACTGCGTCTTTGCGCCCTCCATGTTCTTCTTCAACCATTCCTGCTTTACCTTGACGAAGTTCTTCTGTTGCGCCTCCGTTGGATTCTGATTCTCCAAGGTCTGTTCCATCATGTTCACACACAGATGCCGAACCTGCTTTTCGAGAATAATCTGCTGAAACGGAATAGCCATGCGGTATTGCTCCATCTCAAGATAGCCGCCGCCCGACGCCTTGATGGTGATAGACGGCACATTCTCGTCAAACAGAACCTTGTGGCTGTACACGTCAAGCTCGCGTATATAGTCGTCCTGCGTGACCACTTCAAGGTTCAGACGCGGCAATCTCGCTTCGACGGTATCCAACATCGTGGTGACACTGTTCTTGCCAAGACCGCCTACTTTTCGGACGCCTCGGAAGAATGGCTTCTTCTGTTTCAATTTGCCCGGGTCTGCCAATAATGCGTCTATCAATTGTCTTTCTGTCGCATTCATTTTAGATACTTTTTAATCAGCCATAAAGCGGCCATTATAATTGCTAAAACGCTCACCCCTATTGACATCCCGCCTATATCCAACTTGAATTGCTGCCATTTGGTGAGGCTTTTCTCGACGGGATAAGGTACGCTGATAGAGTCAATCTTGTTCACGTATGTCGTATCGACCCGCTCCGATATTTTGTAAACAAACTTGTATTTGTACTCTCGAACCGTATCGTTACGCACTTCTAAAAATACGCTATCTCTTTGGATAAGAGTATCTTTAGCAATTTTGTAATATATCACACTGTCAAGTCTGACGGACTCAACGGGAACATACTTCACGCTCCTGCACGAACACAAAAGCGTGAAGAATAAGAGGATATAGACAATTTTACGCATGACCGCAGACGAGAATTATAATGGTTATCAAAGCAATAAAAACGAGCACTATGACGGCCAACGCTTTCTGCGCGGCGCAAACTTCAAAGGTTTCATCTTCCTCTTCGTCGTCCTTATAGCCCGTCTGCGCAAGTTCTTCCTTGTGTCTGATTGGCGAACAAACCAAGCCTTTCTTGAACTTGTAGTACGAGGTATGCACCACCTCGTCCGTGTCCTGAAATTCCACCAAGATGTTTTTACAGTTGGTGTATTCGATGATTCTCATTGTCAGGCCTTGGCAATTAGTGCCTGTTTCGCCCGTTCTGTCTATCTTCTGTGCCATAATCAGGAGTATTTTAAAGCGTTGATACGATTAATCCAGCCGTTGAGATATTCCGCTTGCGTCGGGTCGTTTGCCGCAATATTACGCACGAACCGAAGCCGAGCTTCCTTTATTTGTTCGAACAACTCCTGCGGATTGGCGTTGTTGATTGCCGCGAGCGTGATATTGCCTACAATGCCGTCCTGCGCCGTCCCGAGAATCTTCTGTACCTGCTTGATTACGGTTTTTGTACCGCTGTTCCACGCCCAGTCCACACAAGCGTTGGCGACATTCTGATTCTTGATGTAGTCGCCTTTGAACGGGTACCAAAATCCTTTGTTGAAGATGTATTTCCACTGTTCGTCTGTGATATTCTTCAACTGCTCAATCGTGGCGTCCTGACCGTAATACTGTCTGAACGTCGCAATCGTAATGCCCTTGTTTGTCGCCTTGCCTTTGTCCGTCTTTCTGTTTACAAATCCACCTTCCCATTTCAGGATAAATGGAATAAGTTTGCTTGAATCTGCCATAAATTATTCTTTAAAGTTTGGGTCTTTGATTAAATGCCAATGTTCCATAGCATACTTCTCGGTTTGCAACCAACACTCTTTGCGGGTATGCTCGCAAATTGTATTAAATTTAGGCTGTACAATAACATATTGTTCGCTTGTCTTGTCTGAAACGTTGAATTTATCGTTCAGCTTTACACGCAGGTCGGCTTCGGTCTTTTGAAGCAATGCCAATGTTCTCACATCCAAACCTTCCGTCTTTTTCAGCTCCAAGATTTCTTTCAACTGCATCTCGATACCCTGACGGTTCTCGTCGAAGGTGATACCCTCGCTGTCGTCATCATTTTTGCGTTTAATCTGCGCCAAAGCGTTTTGCAGGTCTATGCCGCTGTCTTTCTTGGAACTTTCAAGCTTCTCGTCCTCGAATCTTCGAATCAGGTATTTTACGTTTTCAAGCGACTCGTATGCGCTGATGTCGTTGTTCGCTTGCGGAGGCCCGAATACAACCGTGTAGGCTGTCAGTGAATCTTCGAACTTCACGCGCAATACAGCGTAAGCAATATCTCTGATTCTCACGCTGTGCCCTCTAAGCTTGGCTTCTTCCGTAATCTGTTTTAAGATACTCTTATTTTCCATAGTCAACACCAAAAAGTTTCGTCATAAATATTAGCGCCGCCGTTATTGCCATCTTCATAGTCGTCGTTTTGGGGCGCAACTTCAAGCTCCGTACCGTACTCGCAGAAGATATACTGCGACATGACCATATGAATGGCATCGCATAAGTCCATAGACTTGGAACCCGTCAGTCGACTGTTCATGGCTTTCTTCGTCAGGAGCTTCTTCTTACCCGAAAAGTCCTCTTCAAACTCCACAACGCCGCACTCTTCCGCGAACTCGTTCAGGATTGTGTACTGCTGTCCGCTACTGTGCTCGTATATGGAGTTTGCGACTTTCTCGTCAATGGAGAATCTTCCGCTATTGATTGCCTCGGCAAGACGCATATAGCACTCGTCCTTCATGCGCTTGAAGTTTCGCATATAGATGCCTCGCGCCGGGACAAACGAGATATACGAGATGGCTTCGGGGATGTAGTCAATCATGTATGCCGCACGCTGACCGTCGTATATTATATGACTGTCCGCGATGCCGTGCTTCAATGCCATCCTCTTTATCCAATCGGCATTCTGCCTTGGGGTCGATTTAGGCAGAATCATATAGTCGAATACATGAAAACCGTCAATGGCTAAAATTACCGTGGCGTCCTTTCCCGTGTCTGCAAGGTCGGCGCATATATACTTCCTGCCATTCGTACACGGGCCGTTTTCTACAACCAAACGCGCATTCTTTGGTTGTATGAGCTGATTCTCGGAAGAGTCCATATCCACGAGCCAATTACCGAGCAGGAGCGCTTCACCTTCTTTACCGCTGACGTTACCTACGTAGTCTCTGTTGGCTCCAAGGAGAGCTTTGTTTTCCGCAAGATTGCCGAGGATAAATGTAAAGGACTTGATAAGGTTCTCGTAAGTAATCGTATCATCCTTCATCATCTTTAATTTTCGGTCTATCGACGCCTTGGCTTTCCAATAAACTTCTTCTTTGGTTTCGCCCCAAACGTAATCATCAACCGAGTCGCCGTCGAGATAGACATACATAACCATGCCGCTCTTCTCGGGCGGTACAAAACCGTCCTCGCCGATGTAGTGTTTCAGCATTCGCCGAACCCA